ACCATATAATACACAACTACTATAATCTTCAAATAAATCTATTGGAGTCGGGATAACTTTGCATTGGTTGTTTGCAATCCCGCTGCATAAAACCATAAATAAAACTATTTTTGTCATTGACAATCCTATAAACTAATCTATATTAAATAAAAACAATGAAAGGTATTATACATGACAGACATGAGTAAGTATAGAAATGTTTCTCTAACCAGGGAAATGTACGCTAAATTAGATAAGTTATCCAGATTACTTTATCCTGGTTTAAAACTAAGTATAGCTAAAACAATTGAAACAATTGCAAACGAGAAAGCGAAAAAATTAAATGGCAAATTCAAAAAAAGCTAAGAAGATTAAAAAAGTTTATGTATGCCCTACCTGTAAAGGTAATGGCTATTTAAAATTTTCATCTTTATTTGAAAATGAACAACTAATTGAACAATGCTTTGATTGCGATTCACAGGGAGAGCTTTATGACTATGAAGACAATGGTAGTTTTGATGATGTTGGTTCTGCTCAATCAGTGCACTAAACATATGGAGTTTAATCCTTATACAACAGTGTTAAAGCATATGTTGAAAGGAGAAAATGAACAGTAATTACCACTTAGACATAGCTTACATCGCGGGGCTGTTTGATGGAGAAGGTAGCGTTACTTGTAAAAAATATAAAGAAAAGAAAAAATCTGGTACCTACGATTGTTGGCGTATCAGTATGGAGATTTCTATGACCGATAAAAATGTTATAGAACTTGTCCATGAAACATTAATGGTTGGAACCGTTAGATCTAAAAAGGTACCTAAGGGTATGAGGCCGCAGTGGAGATGGAGGTGTACCTTTAGGGATTGCTTACAAGTTTGTAAAAAACTATGGCCTTATGCAACCGTTAAACTTGCTGCAATTGAAAAAGTAATTGATCACTATGAACCTATGATACAAGACTTGGATGATAACGTAGTTGATATCAGTTGGTATAAAATGTGGATAGAGGAAGGAAAATCAGATGGTAGATAAAAAAGCAAAAACATGGGCGGAAAATAATAAATGGTTTGGTAAAAAGAAATCATTAACTCTTGCAGCACTTTATTTTCATGAGCAATTAGTTGATATGAATGTAAATCCTAGATCAAAAAGATATTATGACTTAATAAATTTAATTATGGAACCTTACGTAAGTAAAAAAATTATTTTTAAATCTAAACCTAAGAGAAGGAGAACGGTTAAGTTAACTCCCACCCAAATAGATATTGCTAGAAAATTAAGAGTGCCTTTGAAAGCTTATACAAATCAATTAAATAGTGTGGAGTGGTAATATGTTTGATAAATATATTTATAAATTTTTACATTTTATAATGGAATGGACGGGACAAATTAATTCATGGGCCTGGAGAAAACACGCTAAGATCTTGAGAGATAAGCAGAAAATAGCTTCAGATAAATTAATCAGAGACCAAGAAAACAGCGCATACTTAGAGGAGTTAAAAAGAAAATTATGATTAAGAAAGAAAAATTTGACGGCAGATCACGGCCCACGAACAAGGCTTATGAGGAGAGTTGGAACCGAATCTTTGGTAAAAAGAAAAAACCTTTAGATAAAAAAGATAAAGATCTGACAAAAGAATTAAAAAAAATAGAGGAAAGGAACGGTTTTTAATGATGGATGATAAGGATTGTGAAGACTATAATAACATTGGACGTAAGATTCCTTTTAAAGAGAGATTCGATTACATCAATGGTAAGCAGATAACAGACCCTGTCACTGGAAAACGTTTGTATGAGATAAGTAATTATAGACTTCCTTCTGTTACTACTATATTAGGGGCCACCAAAAATCAAGATTTTATAAAAAAATGGAAGGCTAAAGTAGGTGAAGTTGAGGCAGACAGAATTAAGAATCATAGTGCCAGTCGCGGGACTGCCATGCATAAGTTCCTCGAATCTTATGTGGAAGGAGTTGGGTACGATGATCTTACAGAGATCGGACAAGAGGCGCGTCCCATGGCCGACAAAGTTATTGAGAAAGGTTTACAAAATGTATCGGAATATTATGGCTCTGAGGTCACGTTATTCTATCCTGGCCTATACGCGGGCTCTACAGACCTTGTATGCAGCCATAATGGCATGGAGACTATTGTTGACTTCAAACAAAGTAACCGTCCGAAACGGGAAGAATGGATTGAAGATTATTACATGCAAATTGCAGCCTACGCCATGGCCCATGATTACGTATACAAATCCCAAATTAAACAGGGAGTTATCATGGTATGCACGCCTGACTTATATTACCAAGAGTTTAAAGTAGGGGGGCATGAACTTAGATCCTGGAAACACAAATTTTTGAAGAGATTGGACATGTTCCATGAACTACAAAACGATGAGAAAGAAAAAGTAACACCAATGAAAGCAGAAGAATTTGAAAACTAATTACAGAATAGGACGGAGAAAATATAATGGGGATAGTGGTAGATTCCTGGCAGCAATGTCGGCGTTGGTTCGGGTCTCTAGTTCCTGTCTATTCTTCCCGTTAAATCAACAACTACCACACAACAGAAAGGCTTTAAATGACTGAAGAACCCGCAGCTAGAACAAGAGCGAGACTAGAGAAAGTAAAAGGTAGACACCGAGCTAAAATTGAAATCTTAAATGAGATTTTAAATTGGATTGAACTTGGTAAAAGTTTTGAAGATATACAACAACACTGTAGTCTTAGTATAGAGTACCATGATATGCAAGTAGAGGTTATTAAAGAACAGATTAGAAGTTTGTTTCACATGGAACAAAACGAAAACGGGGAGGCTCAATGAACTGTTGGTACTGCAACACTGAATTAATATGGGGTGGAGATCACGACACGGAAGACAATGAGGTGTATGATATAGTTAGTAACTTATCGTGTCCCAACTGCCATTGTCATGTTGAAGTATACCACCCATCAGAAAAATTGATAAAAGAATACGAAGACTACGATAAGAAATCAAAGTAGTTTAGAATCATTATAAACTACTCATGGATATTGTGTCGTAATTGTGGGTCAATTGTGTTTGAAATAAGGCACATGGTAGAATATACATGAAACATGGCACACGGATCACGGTGTTGCAAATATATCACAAAAATATATATAAGAGATGTCACAGATAAATGAGAGACGTTTAAAAAAAACATGAAAAAAAAGTGTCTTTCTGTCATATTGGGCTATTAGTGTTGGTATACAACAATAATACGTGACAAAATTAGTGACAGAAACTGTTTTAGTGACATTATTTTATGTCATTTTAGGTGTTTTTAAGTGCTTTAGCAGTTGAAATTAGTACAGTGGTGCCAGCCAGGAGACATTTTTGGGATTTTTAATAGGTGATTTATCTGGTATATCTCTTATAGGGGTGATATAGAAATGTATGCCCAGAAAAAGACGTAAAGCTATCAACACTGAAACAACTCTAGATATACCTTTTCAAAAAGTTCGAGTGGAGTGGGTCGACTGCGTTAGTGACTCGGCTTGGGCTAGTGAAAAAGAGTTTGATAAAATGAAATTAGCTTTTCCTGTCAATGAGGGGTGGCTGTACTCAAAAGATGATGAATCAATCAAGATGTTTGCATCCTACGATAAAGATGAGGATGGAATTAATTTTGGGGATCGAACGATGATTCCTCGTCATTGGGTGAAGAAGATTCAGAAGATATAATTTCTCCTTCTACCTGTTTTGCATTTAAAATAGGTGCATAGTCTTCTAATATTTGTTTCATTTTGTTCTCTAATTCTTGTTCTGATAAGTCTTCTAACTTACCTGTTTTAATAATCTTTCTATCTATATACAGACCCGCCGCCTTACCTCTAGCTATCTCCATATTACCCGCCGTTGAGAATGAATTCTTTTTAAGTGCTTTTTCTTTGATACGATCTAATTCTGCTAAATGCCCATCAAATGTTACCATATATTTCTGAATTTTTTCTTCTCTTAATCTGCCTATATATTCTACAACTAATGGGTGATATTTAGGGTTTGTTAATTCATAACCCTCCTGGCTCAATCTATTTTCACTAAACCCCGATAATCTTGCGGCCTCTGTTTTTGTAACAGGCTTGCCATCTTTATCACCGAAAACTAATATTTCAGCAAATTTTCTTTGCATTTCTGTAAGTCTTTTTGCTACTCCCATGTTGACTTTTTATGATAACTATCCTATATTGTCAAGGTATGAAAGATGATCGAGGAGAGCTAGATTTAACTAAACAAATTGATACCTTAAAAAAAACTCTTGAAGGGTATAAAATTTTAGTTGATGTGCAACAAAAACAAATTTGGGAATTAAAAAAATTTGTGTCTGAGGACTACAAAAATAAAAATCTCTTGCAAGGATATCAAAAAGTGATAGAGGATTTAATTATCAGATCGCGTAAATAATGTTTGTAAGACACCTACAAGAATACTTAGCTAAGTTTACTGAAGGTACTAACGGTTCGAATGGCAATGCTGTATCGAGTGCTAGAATCTACATATCCATGCCTAATGGTTATCTTGAAGAGATAAAGCGTATTGAAGTACATGAGAGCAATAAGCCTGGTGATACTTCTATCCGTGTTGTGTTGAAACCTAATAAGGAAGAACTACTTATTATGCCTCCTGGTTATATTAAAGATTATTAATTAGGAGTAACACTCAATGCAATGGCACCAGAAGTTAAACTATATAAAAAACTCAAAAATATTTCAAAAGATATATTGTGGACTAGGTTGGAAAACCTTAGCTTACTTGGTACTCCCGATTTATTGGGCTATAATAATAACGGCAAGTTTTTCACTGTAGAGTTAAAGGTTGCGAGTGGTAATAGAGCGCGCTTGTCCCCTCATCAAGTATCGTTTCACGTCACCCACCCCAAGAATTCTTTCGTGCTTGTGGAGTGGAAAGATAAACATTTATTGTTTGAAGGTAAGCAATCGCTTGCGCTTGTAGATTCATCATTGTTATCGCTTGAGCCTATCGTTGATTCGCTTGAGAATTGTGTAAAGTATTTCTCTAGCTTGTAGGTTTTATCTCAAATTCAAATGGTTTAACCTTTTCCCCATTATCATAT